ATGCCCCGGCATCGCATAGCCGGGAATGGCTTTGCCGGCACCGGCCCAGGCACGCTGAGCAACGCCGATCTCGCCCATGATTCGCTTTTCGGTCTCCAGGGAAGCGATGAGCTTGTCGCGTTCTGTTACCAGGGCGTTGATGAAATTCTGAAGTCCTGCGTATTCGAGCCCGGCATCCTGCAGCGACTTTCGGAGAATCGCGTACTTGTCGATCTCCTGCTGGAGAAGCTGGATCTGCTGTTCCTCGGGAGACAGCTGCTCGAACTGCCATTTCGTCGCCTCTTCGAGCGCTTTGACATATTCATCCAGCAGCGCTGCGTTCGCCTGGAGCCGCTTTGCCTCCCGCGCGGCTTGCACGGAATTGGCCTGCTGTATCAGATAGAGTTCCTGATCGACCTCCAGTTGCGATCGTTTCGCCGCGAGCAAATTCTGCAGCTCCTCGATTTCCAGGCGCATCGCCCGGCGTGTCCCCGGATGGATGGTCTTCGTCCGTTCTTCCGTGAGATAGGCAATACGTTCTTCGATGGCCGCGATGTCGCGTTGAAAATCGCCCGTCGTGCCCTCGCGCTTGATAACGGCGATATCGTTGATCACGTCCCGGATATCCTTCATTTTCGTGACCAGCGTCGTGAGCCATTCGATCACCGGTTTGAGACTTTCAACGATGGTGAAGCCGATGCTCTCCTTCAGATCCCCGAAGGCGTTCGACAGCTGCTTCATCGAGCCGAGCGCCGTGTCCGCCATGGCCTTCGACATGCCGCCGAACTTCTCCGTCAGCGCCGCCGTGAGCTCGGCGAGCTTCTGCTCCTGCGGCGCCGTCGCGTCGATGACTATGCCATATCGGGAGAGCGCGTTCGTGGTGGAGCCGAGAGTCTTGCCTACCAGGGAAGCCGCGGTCTCCAGGTCCACGCCCATCGCGTCGGCGAAGTCCAGCACCAACGGCGTGACCTGAGTTAGCCCCTTCTGGTCCAGGTTGGCAAGCTGCTGGAGCATCGCCATCGCCGAGATCGTCGCCTCATCGCCGTGAGTCGTAACGCCCTGGAGCGCCGAGGCGAGATCGTACATATCCAGGCTGGCGATCTGCGACTCCCGGCCGGTAGCCTTGATCGCCGCGACGAGCTTCTTCTCCGCCCGCTCCTGCTCGCCGTAGGCGTTGATGACTTCCTTGACGCCCTGCGCGAGCTTCTTGGCGACCATGATCGCTGCGGTGATCGCCGCGGCATATTTCGCGAGACTTTTGACGCTTTTCTTGGTCTCGGTGATGATGTCTATGTATACCGAATCACGTGTCACCATCTTTGGTCTTTCTCGCTATCCAGGCATTGTACTCATCATCGAGCGCAAAGATGATGTCGCACATCCAGGCCGGCTGCTCGCCCCACCCGCCGGCGAACGGGAGCCCGTGCTCTTTCGTCCGCTTCCAGAGCAGATATTTCTCGCCCTCCTCCTGCACGTACCGCTCGCCGCAGCGGTCACAGTACACACCTTCCTCGCACTGCCATTTGAGCTTTGCGCCGCCATCGCAGCCTCGCTTGCGTTTGTCTTCGTCCGTGCATTTCCGGCAGTCAAATCGGGTGCCCCCCATTATCCAACGGAAGGCATACCTCAGTTTTTTAGGTCTTGCCTCGCGTTCTGCTTCAGGATAACGGTGCAGATCTCATGGAACAGCCCATCGAGCCCCGGAGTATCGAGCACGTCCTGGCCGGTTTTCAGCTTCTCGTCATTGACCACCAGATTCTCGATCGAGATGACGCCTTTCAGAAAGAAGCGCTGCCGGTTTGGAACCAGATCCCCGTCGCACCATTCGTAGCACTCATCCCTCTCGCCCGGGGTAAGATAGCGCAGCTTGACCTTGATCGGCTTGGCTTCCTTCTCGTTCTTACTCCACTTCGGAACGTACTCGGTCTCTCTCAGAACTTGCAGCTCCATGAATCATGCCTCCTAGCTGTAGGTTATGGCCCCGATTCCCTCGAAGTCGAAATCAAACCGGTCCATGGTGCCCATGCTCTTCGTGACGGTCACGTTGGTGATGATGCAGGAACCGGAGTAGTAGGCGCTGGCGTTGTCGTAGAGCGCGATGGCCGTCATGTGCAGCTCATCGTAGGTCGCCGATTTCGCCGCCGTGATCAGGGCTGCGAGCGCAGTGTCTTCCGGATCGTAGTTCCCGCCGACGTGTCCGCCCCAGCTCTTGCCCAGAGCTACCGGCTCGGCCCAGACATCGCCTATCGTGGCGCTGTCCGTGGTGTTCTGCACAACATTGACCGTGAACTCGACATCGTTCGCCAGTGAGGTGCCTTCGATCTTGCAGCTGCCTACCATCGGTGAACGTTTGCTCATTGCTATCCTCCGTCTGTACGAGTGTACTCGTAGGTGATCTCAAACTCCTGGTCGAACACTGAATAATTCGGGATCTGGCCCTTGTCGGTCATTACGCCCGTAGGCTCGATCATCAATATCAGCGCCGCCAGGGTCGAATCTGTGACAAGCGCCTTCTCGCAATCCCGCAAGAGATCGCACCGCGCTTGCCTTGTTGAATTTTCCTTGTCGAAGACGATCCAGGTCACGATGACCGTCAGGACCGCCTTCATGTTGGCGCCGATGGTGTACATCTCCTTGTCCTCATCGGCGTCGATCGGGAAGCCGGCCGGTAGCTTGCTCTTGTCGATCTGCTCGACCGAAAAGGGCAGTTTCTCGCTCACATAGGCAACATCGGTCTCGTATCCATTCGCCGTGGTGATGCCCTCGAGAGCGTCGATGACCGCATCCATGATCTGCTGCCGCACACTATTTGCCACGATCGTAGGCCTCCATCATGCCCTCGAGCACGAGCTCCAGGACGCGCGGCTTCTTCTCCATCACGGACGGCCGCAGGAACGGGCGTTTCGGCATCTTGCCGAGCCCTTCCTCGTGGATCCGTCCATAGAAAACATCCGTGCCGATGCGCGCTACCACGCTGTCCTTGGATACCTTGACATCCTCGGTGACGCTGCGCCTCAGAGTCCCGGTCACGGCCGCCAGGGTTGCCCGGGTCGGATGCCCGACGCCCCTGGACATGCGCGGACCGGATAGATGCGCCGCCTGCACCTCGCGCGTTACCAGCTTCGCTCCCTTCTCCAAATACTTCTGCAGATGGCTTGGAGCCTCTTTCTTCCAGCGTTCGATCTTCCGTTGCAGTTGCTCCATCGTCATCTTCGCCATCACAGCACCCAGTAGGCCATGTATTTCTGAATGATTTTTTTCACGAACGGCGAATCTTCCTGATCGTAGGACTGAGTTCCGGCATCGCTCGTCACGCTCTTCATGCCTACGCGGTTGTTCCTGTACATGTGATAGGTCTTGGCCGCGATCTCGATGCAGGCCTGCTTGAGATCGTAGGGGATCGTCGAGAAGCCTGCGTTGTACGTGACCTTGAGAACGCGGTGTCCAACATCCACGGCGGTGTCGGTGAATATGATGTATCCCTCGTCGCCGTAGATCTGGTAGTCATCGCTGTCAACAAGCGTGGCCGTACCGAAGCTGCGGTCCGGATCGCTGTAGATGCTCGTGATGGTATTGATCGGCCGCTGATCGAGAATCAGCTTGTCCGTGCCTCTTCCGTCGTAGTATTCGGTCAGCGCCCGGGCCTTCAGCTTTCTGTGCGTTTCGGAATTGAGATACCAGCTTGCCGCATCGATAGCCTGGTAGAGCAGATCGTCATAGTCGTCATCGCTTTCAGCAACACCGATGAACGGCTTGAGATCGTGTATCGTGATCAGGCTATTCGTCGTGTCTTCCGGCATGCTCAGCCTTTCTTCAGATCATCCGCGTCGACCATCTTGTTCTGCGGCGCCTTCTGCGCCTGCTGGCTCTTCAGCGCCTTGTCGATGGCCTCCTGCAGCCCCGGATGCTTGCCCATGTTGACTACATCGCCCGGAAAGTACGTCCGCCCTTCGAACGTGATCTGAATCGGTATTTTGGTGAACATTTCTTTCCTCCATTGAACGGGTGGGGCCCCGAAGGGCCCCAGTCTGTCACTTGTTGATGTAGTCCACGGTCAGGTACTTGACCGTCGCGGCGGTTGTTGCGTCGTTCGCGCAGTAGAGCATCATCGGATACCCCTTGGCGTCTGCGTAGATCAGCCCGCCGTCGAGCTTCCGCTCGGTCTCGGTCGTCGCGGTCATCGAGATCCGCAGATGCCCAGTGTCGCTGTAAATGCCCAAATCGTAGACCGTGTTGCCTGACGCCGCCGCACCGGTGAGCACCGTGCAGAGCGAGATCGTGGACGTGCCCACGACGCTGAAGACCTTTGAGAAGTGATACGCGCCGTTCGTCTGCACCACGACGATGTAGTCGTTCGCCGCGATGTTGTTCCCGCTGATCGGCTGCGTGGTCATGTTGATCTCGGACGCGCCGCTTGCAGCCGCGGCAGCGAGTGTGGTGGATCCCAGGGCCTGCATGAAGTAGAAGTCCACCGCCGTCGCCCCGCCGTAGAAAGCGAAGGCGCGGATGGCGATTCTCTCCCCAGGCCGCCCCGGAATGTTCTTGATGATAGCGGACGCTGCTCCTTCTCCGAGGTTGCCGAAGCTCGTCACGCTCGTCAGATAGACGTTCGCACCCATTGTTCTCTCCTTCCCTGATAACGCTCAGTGTTTCAGAGCGACGGGCAAGCCCGCCGTTATCAGGAGGCTGCCGTGGTCAGCTTCACCCAGGCCGTCGGATTCGACAGAACGAATGCCTGCCGCGTCCGCACCCGGAGGAAGATCTGGCCGCTTTCCATTGCCGATTGAGTCTGATCGTAGATCTTGAACTCAAAGGGCACCCTGACGCCGTTGAGGATCCGCTTGGCATTGCCGAAGGCCACGAAGTCCGTGGAGGCCGCATCGTCTCCGGAATCCGGCATGCCGTCGGTCAGCACGACCGGGTATCCCCAGGCGCGCTGCTCCATCCCGCCGGTGATCGGACCGAAGTAGTAGTCACCATCGGCGTTCTTGGCCGTGCGGATCTTGTCCCAGATGGTGACGTGCATGAAGTACTCGTTGCCTGCCCGCTTGCCCCTCGAATCCAGCTCCTTGATCATGTCGTGCAGATACTCGGGAGTCAGATCGTCGAAGCTCGAATCGCCGGTGTCCATGGCGCATTGATTGATGTTCGTGGTGTTAATCGCGCCGTAGGTGCTGTCGCTCAGGCAGAGGGTATCGAACTTCTTGCCCCACGCCTCTCCGAACATGTCGCGGACGAGCTCACCGATGTTGATCAGCGTGTCCTCGAAAAACTCCTCGACGATGGCGAGGTAGGCCGCGTAGATCTCCGTGGTGAGAGTCAGCTGTCCGAAGGTGATCGTGTCCTCGGTCTTGTCCGTGTCCTGGTTCGTGAGCTTGGTGAACGCGAGCTCATCGGTCGTGGTCGGCGCGTAGGACGTGATCGCCGGAACCGGGAAGCTCCTGACCTTGCCCATCATCATCGAGTTGTCCAGCGCGATGCGGAAGAGCTCTGACCGATACTCCACGGGCAGCGTGTAGGAGCCGTAGTAGCTCCCGGCTGCGTTGTCACCGGTCAGAGGAGCCGAGGAAAGGCCGGCTTTCTGCTTGATGTCGTCACCGACGAAGACCTGTTCCTTGGCCTCGATGTTCTCCTTGATCATGCCGGCGCCCATTTCGAAGAGCTTGGCCTGCGCGACCTTCGAGCCGTGCCGTGCTTCGTAGATCGCCTGCACGAACTCGCCGATCTTGTGCGCCTTGGCCTCCGGCGTGTCCTGCTCCTTCCAGGAACCGAGCTTCTTGGTGATGATGGTCAGGTTCTCGATCTGGGCTTTCGTCTCCTCGAGCTGCTTGTCGACCTCCGCCTTCCGCTCCTCGGATTCGCCGAGCTTGGAAAGCGCGTCGCCCAGCTTGCCCTTCATCTCGTCCTTTTCCGTCGTCACCGCCTCGAGCTTCGTGTTCATGTCCGTGAGCAGTGCGCCGAGCTCTTCTGGGTTCTTAACCTTGATTGTCTCCATTGAAGAACTCCTTCATGGTGGTTTCTGAATCCTCTTTCTCCGGCGCTTTGTGTGGCTCCCTGGTGTCCGGAGCTACGCCCTTGAAAAACGATTCTATCGAATTCTCGTTCTTGGCCGGGATCTGTGCTCCCCTGGTGTCCGGGAGTCCGTCCTTGAACAATGCATCCACGTAATTCGTTGACTTTCTGTCCTGCCGTTCCAGCTTTGCGAGCCGCAGCCGCAGCTCCTCCAGCTCGTCCGGCTCTTCATCCTCGAGCTTCGCATCGCGCATCGCCATCGCATTTACGTTTGACGGGATGTTCACGATCGAGAACTCATAGAGCTCCTGCTTTCTATGGATGAGCGTGGCCGCTTCGTCCTTGTCATCCACGATCTCCACCTTGTTCGACTTGAAACCGACCGAGCCGGCGTTGATGATCTCCTCCCGGATCTTCCCCTCGATCTGGGCGGCGAACGGGTCGACTTCCTTCGAGCTGAAGCGTATCCGCCCGACGAGCTGCCCGTCCCGCACCCGCGGGGCGACGACCTTGCCGATAGCCGGCAGGGAGGAGTCATGCTGCCAGAGCACGATCGGATTCTGCTTGAACTGTTTGAGATCCCACCCCTTCGGATCGATGCGCTCCTTGTCGCGGTCCACCGAGTAGTCGCTCAGCACCCAG